AGTGAAAACGCCGCTCCCCCTGAAAACAAAAGGTTTACAGGACAATGGCGCGGTTGTGCATAAAAAGCTCTCTGAGCTAACGCCCGATAGCCGCAACGCCAACAAGGGTACATTTCGCGGAAACCAGATGATTGAAGACTCGCTGCGGCTGCTTTATGATGGAGTTGTCGCCTGCATATTGTGACGTGATTGTGGCGCGTTGGGAGAATGCAACAGGCAAAAAGGCGGTGCTGAGTGCCGGATAAACGGTTTAGAAAGAACGGCGCAGGCAAGCAGATAGATGTAGAGAAGCTGACGGCGCTTGCCGCCGTGGGGCTTACGCAGCGGGAGTGCGCGGCGATCCTCGACTGCTCGGAAGACACGATCCAGCGCAACTTCTTGAAGGAGTACGACTTAGGCAAGGACAAGTGCTGCGCCTCGGTTCGCCGGAAGCAGTTCGAGCTTGCGATGGCCGGGAATCCTACAATGCTGATCTGGCTCGGCAAGCAGCTCTTGCAGCAGCGGGAGCAGCACGGGATAAGCGGGCCTGACGGCGGGGCAATTCCGATTGCCAACCTTACAGCCGCCGACTTCACGGATGGGCAGTTGGCGGCGCTTATTGCTGGGAAGTAGCACCGCCCGTGTACAATGTACACATGGGCGAGAGCGTGGCTAAGGTTTGGCAGTGCGATGTGTGCGGCTACCAATGGCTCAAGTTTGCTTCGCGCCCGCTTCCAACTCATTGCCGCAACCGTTCGTGCCGGTCCCGGCGGTGGAACAGCGGTAAAGCACCCGTGCCGGCGACTTCCGGCCACCATCCCTGTTGCGGGTGCTCGATTTGCAGGCCAGCGAAATGATTGCCGTCTCCGAGGCCGCCCGCGAGTTGCTTGACCGCCGCAAGGCCCGTCGAGAGCTTGTTGAGTACATCCACTACACCTCTCCTGCCTACATCCGCTCCTGGTTCTCCGATACCGTCTGCGCGGCGCTCGACCGCTTTATCGAGGATGTCCAGGCCGGGAAACGCCCAATCCTTGTTCTCCAGGCTCCGCCGCAACATGGGAAGTCGGAGATTGTATCGCGCAGGCTGCCTGCCTATTTACTAGGTAGATTCCCCTCATGGCGCATCGGCGCTGCCAGCTATTCAGACGAGTTGGCGAACACAATGGCTCAGGATGTGCGCCGTGGACTGGCCTCCCCTGAGCACCAGCGGCTCTTTCCTGCGCCCGCCGCCAAGGACAGGTACTCAATTAGCCGGATTGGGGAGTTCACGGCCCCAGGCGGTACAGGCAGCTATCTGTCGGTCGGCGTGGGATCGGGCTTAACGGGACGCCCGCTCGATATTGGCATCATAGACGATCCAACCAAGGACGCGGCGGCGGCGCTGAGTGAGACGGTCAAAGAGGGGCAATGGTCCTGGTATCAAAGCGTCTTCACGACGCGCCTCAGTGAGCAATCTGGGCAGGTCGTTATGGCGACCTCATGGGCGCAAGACGATCTTGTGGGCCGCATCCTGGAGCAATATCGCGGCAATCCGCGGCTGACGCATCTGCGCTTCCCGGCCATCAATTCGCCTGAGGAAACCGGCTATGACCCATTACTGCCAGCCGGGGCGCTCTGCCCCGAACTCCGAACACTAGACTTCCTGCTTGAGCAAAAGGCGCTATCGTCCGATTACTGGTGGGCCGCTCTTTACCAGCAGAATCCGCAACCGCTCGGCGGCAACGTCTTCAAGCATGAGGGTTTGCACTTCTATGCCCCGAAAGATCGCCCGCAAAAGTTCGATAAAGTGATCTGTTCCTGGGACTGCACGTTCAAGGACACCGATGGCACAGACTTTGTTGTGGGGCAAGCATGGGGGAAGCTGGGCGCGAACGCTTACCTGCTTGACCAGATGCGGGCGCGGATGAGCTTTAGCGAGACGGTCAAGAACGTCATTGAACTGCGCCACCGCTGGCCCCAAACAACTGAAATTCTGATTGAAGATAAGGCCAACGGGCCGGCAGTGATCGATGTTCTCAAAGCTCAAGTCCCTGGCCTTATCGCAATCGAGCCGGACGGATCGAAGCTGGCCCGCGCCCATGCGGTGACGTGGGTGTGGGAAGCAGGAAACGTGCTGATTCCCTATGAGCAACTTGTGCCCTGGGTTCGGGGATACATCACCGAGATTACGATGTTCCCGGCGGCGGCGCATGATGACCAGGTAGATGCAATGACGCAGGCGCTCCGGCGGCTATATCCGCTGTTTGGGCAACTGAAAATATCGCAAGCGGCAATCGACAAAGCACTGGGGAGATTATGAGACCACGACGCAGCGAAGAGGAATTGCTGACGGAGCCAGAGCCGGTGATGTACTCAAAGAGTAGACTGGCCTTGGTAGACGGCATTCGGAGCAGTTTTCCGAACTGGCATGGAGCGCAGCCGTTCGATTATCGGGCCGGATGGACACGGATGGGCGATTTCTTCGCCGAGGGGTACTTTCTCCGTGAAGAGATGCGCGAACTGGTGCATAATCGTTTTGGAGTCAACATCCCATGAAGAAAGCAAGCAGCACGTCGTCAGGCATTCGCGCCGCGATTATCCGGGCAATGGAAGACGCTCCCCGGCCTCACTTCTCCATTCAAGCTCCCCGCATCCCCAAAGGCGTGGTTCCCGAAGGCCAACGGGCGCAAGTGGCAATGGATTCTGCAAGCTACGAGTGCGCGCGGATGGCTTTAGATGCAGGCCCGCAGGAGTTCGGATCGCAGCTTTATGCCTACAGTAATATCGAAGGCTTTCCCGGCTATCCGTACTTGATGCTCTTGGCGTTGCGCTCGGAATATCGTAACATGGCCGGCGCTCTGGCGACGGAACTGACGCGCAAATGGATCACTTTCAACAGCACCGACACAGATGATGAGGGAACCAAGAAGAAGATCACCGAAATAGAGCAGGCGTTCACGCGGCTCGGTGTGCAGCAGATCATTCGCAAGGCCGCAGAGCACGATGCTTTTTACGGAACAGGGCAAATCCTCGTCAACATCAAAGGCGCGGATTTGAAGACGCCGCTTATTCTTGACCCGCGCACTATCAAGAAAGACAGCCTTGAAGGATTCAAGAACGTTGATCCGATCTGGACAACGCCTCTGATGTACAACTCGCTCACGCCCGCCAGCCCGAATTTCTACAAGCCGTCAAGCTGGTGGGTGATGGGCGAGCACTGGGACGCGACGCGGCTGCTTATTGTGATTACGCGCGAGGTGCCGGACATCTTCAAGCCCGCATTCAACTTCTCCGGCCTCAGCCTATCTCAGCTTGCGGAACCTTATGTCAACAATTGGCTGCGTACCCGACAAAGCGTTTCAGACCTCATCAACAATTTTTCCATCGTGATCCTCAAGACGGCAATGGACCAAGTGCTTACCGGCGGCGACGATGGTACAAACCTGTTCGCGCGCATCAAGCTCTTTACGGCCTGCCGGAGCAACAAGGGCGTGATGGCGCTCGATAAGGACCGCGAGGAACTGGAGCAGATCGCAGTTCCGCTAGGCGGTCTGCACGAGCTACAAGCCCAAGCTCAGGAGCAGATGTGTGCGGTCAGCCGTATGCCTGCAACCGTTCTGACCGGCATATCGCCCTCCGGGTTCGGCAACGTCGCCGAGGGCGAGATTCGCATCTGGTACGACTGGGTTCATGCGCAGCAGGAAGCGTTCTACAGGACGCCGATTGAAACCATGCTCAAGATTGTTCAGATTTCGATGTACGGGGAGATCGATCCAGACATCACGTTTGAGTTCAATCCGCTGTACGAAATGACCGAAGAGCAGGAATCGGCAATCCGGGTCAACGATAGCATCCGGGCCGGGAACCTGATCGACCGGGGCGTGATCGATGCACAGGAAGAGCGCGAGCGTCTGGCCCGCGATCCTGAGAGCGGATACCAAGGGATCGACATTGAGCGGGAGATTGCGCCTCCAGACGAAGCAGAGGAGAGCGCGAATCTTGGAAGAGCTACTGATTCGGCGTTGGGGTACGATGCTGATTTCGTAGAGGGCGAGCATCCGCGCGCACCCGATGGAAGGTTTGGAGACAAGCCG